CACCCGCCTGTGTTTTGGAGTAGGTCGGGTCACCGGAGCCAGCCGAGATGCTACTGTCACTCGAGCTCGGCAGCGATGTGAGCAGTACTGTTTTCAATAGGTTATAGAGATTCGGGAAGTTCTGGATCGTCGTCGTGTCGGTAGGCAATAGCTGTACGTTGCCGTCCTCGTCGCCAAGGAACATGGTGTTGCCTTTGGTTAGGTTGAAGCGGTCTTCATCGAGATTCACGCCCTTCACGAACTTAGCTGGATCGGTGTTGTAATCAGCGGTATAAATGAATCCGCGAAGCAAAGAGGTTAAACCTTGCTGTACACCGAACGCCATATCAATGAGCGAACGTCCCATGATCGATGCGCCGTCATAGTCGGAATAAAGCGCCACGATACGTCGGCGACCGCTGCGGTTGGGGATCACACGTAAAATCGTCTGTGACGCATAATGCCAGTAAATGACCCAGTTGTCGTCAGTGTAGACGAAAAGCTCGTACATGTCGTCAGGCAAGCCCTCCATTTGGACTTTGAGGTTTCGCCTGTCCTTACCGGACGATTGCCCCTGGCCGTAGTCGAGCACGGTCTGGATACCGTTTTTGATCCACGTGCCGCCCTTTTCATCGTCTAGACCTTCGTTGATCTTCTCGAGGTCTCCCCTGGTTTTCAGCGTGCGGAACTGCACGTAATTAGCGGAGTTGATGTTATTGGCGTACGCCTCCGGATAGAGGTCGCCCCAATAAATGTATTCAAAGCCAACCGTGTACTCACCGTGATCCTGCAAAAACGGCAAATACGCCGCACATGCACCAAACGTGGCGGCGTTTCGCATCGTGATCCAATGCTTCTGAAGGAGTGAATACCCCTTAGAAGACCCCGTTCGCAGGATGATTTTTTTGGCAATGAACTCGTAAACGAGGTCTTCCGCCTTATCGCGAGTGTGAGCGTCAAGCGAGAAAGTAGGCAGCTTCTGGATGACATTTTTCGGCATCTTCTCGAGGTAGGACGCCAAAGTGTTGTCCACCAGTTCGGAATATTCCATTTGACCGTTCGAGTTGACTGTCGGCTTACGGTAGAAAATGCGCTCATTTCTCTCCAGGAAACCATCCGTCACTTTGTCCATGAAATCTTGACTGTCATCAAGTTTTTGTACGAGCTCCGCTGCTGTTATTTTCGGTTGATTCATTTTTATGTTACTTTCCTTCTATACGTTATATTCTATCACACCTAGAACGTTCTACTCGAGAAATTTTGGGTCTTATCCCGTTTCACGGCATTACCGAGCTTCACTTTGATGTCTACCGGGGTATATTTCTTCGTTTTTACATTCGCCATCGCGCGAGCTTTCACTGGCGTCCATTTAATACCCATCGCGCCCCGATCGCCCGGTTTGTTCGACGCTCGCTTGCCATCACCCCAAGGAGTAAAGCCTTTAGTATCCTCGGGATACTGAGCTGCTGGCGTAGCTCCCTTATCACCAAGCATGGCGTTGAGGGAGTTCCAGAGGTAGGTCTGACCAGATTTAGTCGAGCCAAGCCCAGTGGGGGCGAAAAACCCTTCACCGTTAAGCTTATTCATAAGGCTCTGCATTTTCTGATAGTTTTTAGAGCCCTCGAGAATCGACGTGTATTCCTTCTCCATTTTAGCTTTTATCACCTGCTCTTGATCGTAACTGAACTCACCGGCTTTGCGTCGACCGTATAGCCCGCTGATCTCTTGAGAAATTTCATACATCCGATCATTGTCTGCTTTCGGTAAATCAGTCGCAGCCACAGCGTTTTTAACCGCTTGCATCGACATCGGCAGCCTAGAGTTTTTTGCCCCCGATTTTACCGGTACTGAGGCGTCGGATTTAAGAGGCTGACCGTCAAGTGTCAACAGATCGTTACCGGTGTTACCGAAGAAACCATCGTATATCTGGTGCGATAAATCAGCCAACTTTTTGTTGCTCTTGAGTTTATCGGCGTTATCAGGCATAGCCCCATCGGGTACCCCGAGGAAGGTGATCGCCCCTTGGATCGAACGGAAGTTATTATTCTTGCCGGTATCGAAGGTGTTAAACATATCCTGAGTGTTCTTGCCAAGCTTATTAGCTCGACCGTAGTCGACCAGATTATTGATGGCGTCGTTATAGGTGGCGGTGTTTTTGTCGTTGATGGTCTTATTGATAAATGCGCCCTGGTTATCGACAGTCCTGACACGTCCAGCAGCGTCACGGCTATCCTTCAAAGTGTCACGAAAAGCCGGGCTAAAAGCCTGTTTAACGGAGTTACTATACCATTTACCGAGGCTTTTGTCGTAGCTAGATTTGGCGTTCAAGCTATTGCCTTTTTTACCTTCAATCCAAGGTTGGAGAGAATTATTAGTAAACGGTGTCAACGATTTGGCGAGATTTACGGCAGATGATTTAACCGCGTAACCACCGTCACCATCCTCATTACCGTTCAGAGCGTCGCTAGCTGAGCCGACTACGCCGCTATTTTGCTCCATCTGACTGACATATGGGATGCTGTCTTTAATCATCCCCAGATAGTAGCTAGGTGCTTCGGTCTTATCACCGCTCATGGTGTCCTCGGCGATCCGCTTCGTCATCAACGTCAGCGCCAGGGGTAGCTCGATCGGCGTACCGCGCACGGAGAAGTATTCGCCGTCACCATACTTAATGGATACACCTCGTGGCTTATCCACCTCGCTACCGTCATTGTATTCAAGCATAGTCGACAAGGCGACTAAAGCCCCGTAATCCACCGTCTTATTCTTGAGTAGGCTCCACACCTTCTGGGCTGCCCCCATCTGATCTAACCTGATCTCATCGACCAGGCTCCGAGCCATCGGGTTTAAGTCACGAGTGAACGCCTTGACGGTCATGTTTGTAGCGTTACGCATGAACGGTAAGAGACCGTTGACGACACCGCCAACTACCCGACCGAGCCTGGCAGAATCGATACCCCTCATGATACTCGAAGCCAGTGAGTTTTGCTTATCGATAGACCGCAGATATTTGGAATAATCCACCTCGCTACCAGATTTGACGTACTCTTTCCAGTTTTTCAAAGCCCGGCGATACGAGAGGTCGTTAATCGTGCCGTTTTCGACACCCGTCGCCATATTCACCAAAGCCTCGATGTCGTTACCGAATGCACGGGACAACCTCTCAGCCTCCGCGGAGGACACGTCCCGACCAATCAGCTCTCTGTGTGCCCATTTCGCCAACTGCGTGCGTACCGCACCAGAACGGAGGTTAGCGGCTGCCTGGGCGCCAGCCATCGCCGTTTGGAATGTGTTACCAGTAATATATTTGAAGGCGTCAGTGATCGATTTAGGGGTGTTTTTCCAACCGCGGGACTGTGCCATAAAGGTATTTTTGACGATATTGCCGTGCTTAGCGATGCTGCGAGCCATCTTTATCGGGTTTTTTACGGCATACCCGAGCGTTGCAAGCACATCAGACAGCACGTTTTTCTCGACTACTGAGGCACTGGTCAACATATTTGCCGAACGCCCCGATACCACATTCTCAAACCCTTGGACGATCCGCTCCTTTACGTTGCCCTTGACGGCGAGACCGTTAATTTCGTTATTAAGCTGAGTCCTCAAAGCCTGTTCTTTGCGAGTATTGACGTTTCGCGTCCGAGCGACACTCTCATCGATGCCCTCAATCCCGCTCTCGTTGAATCCCTTTCGGAAGCCTTTTTGAATTTTGGCGTTAGCGTCAGAAATCTCGGCGGCACGATCAAACAAGCCGGCAATACGTTCGGCTTTTCTACCAGTCACACCACCGTCTCTCAACAGTGTGCGGACATCGGTCTTGGCGTCCTCCGCCAGCCCCAACGCACGCGCTAGATTACCCTGCGCCTCAGTCGTGACACTAGTGTGCTTCATGGTGCGACCGG